CCTTTTTACCCATTGCCGTTCTCCCTTAGGGGTTAACGATAAACAGAATGATGATCACGATCAGCACAATGATAATCACGCCGACCGTCCACATATCCTCCGATTCCAAGTCGACCCCCTGCCCGTCGATCATTCAATACGAACGTGTAAACCGATCAGGGAACAGCGGATCGGCAAAGGTCGCCACCACGTCATGCGGGCGACGCGTGCGAGCTGAGGCGGTAAGCGTGCCGCCTCGATTGCCACAGGCTTCCGCCGTAACGCCAACTTGCGCGTGCCCATAATCGGAATGACACCACTGCCCGCCCTCAAAAAGCCCATGCGCCTCAGCGATCCGCGCTAACGTTGACCGATCCGGCAAGTGGCATTTCGCCGCCACGCGGCCCCTGCCCGTTTGGCAGACGTCCAAGGCCTTACCGCACGGATGCAAAGAAGAATTTGAACAATGGCCGCGCCTTATGCCACCCATGAAATAAACCGTCGCGCCGGTTGCCTCTATGGCGTCGATGTAACCCTGAAACTTGGAAGCGAACGCAACGCCGACACGGGCGGTAGCGCCGGTCTTATGTGAGGTGACACTGCCGACGCCGTAGCCCTGGTTGCCGTTCGCGTCCGCGACTCTTTGATGATGATAACGTGCAATTCCCGGTGACGTTGCGAACATGCAACCCAACATGACCGCAACGGCAATCAATTGCCGTTCTCTCATTACAACCTCGCGGTTCTCCAGCCATTGCGTTTGCAATAGGCCAGTATGTAAGAGACTTTCTTACCAACCATCCAAGCGATATGCGACGCCGCCTTTTCAACACGGCCATGTTTTGTACGAATCGCCGTATAAAAATGCGGGGCCTCGATAACTATGATCACCGCCCTTTACCCCCAGGCTTGCCGTTCACCCAACCGTAGTCCTTATGACTTGGTGGGATTGTGCTCGTCGCTGGCGCTGGCATCGGTATCCTCCACGCCGTCGTTTTCGACCATTTGATCGATCAAGTCGATAAAGCGATTGGCGGCGTCGCGCACCTTGGCAATTTTCGCAATCTTGGTTTTTTCGTCAGAGTATTCCTTGACGATATCGGCAACACCCTCACGCGCTGCGTTGAGAACGCCGTCGATCAGCGCAAGATGAACCAGCTCTGTCTGTCCGTCGTAAGCGTCTTTCGCCATCCTCACCACGCCTTAAAACCATCGTCGGTGCCGGTTTTCATCGCCTTGTAATGCGCAAACTCGATCGGGGCATTGGCGACGGGTTTTGGTCTAACCCCACCGGTCATGCGATCGAGCAACTGCCCGACCAGCCCGATAGCGTCGACCTGATCGTCATGCTTCCCGGCATCGAAGGCCAACAATTCACTCCTGAAAGCCGGGTACCATTTGGCGTATTCGGGAACGTACAGACCCTCGAGCGCCATGCGGCCGCGAATGCTTTGCGCGCGCACGCCCTTATCGCCCCTTGTCGGGAATTGCTCGCGGAAACAGTAGGCGTGCCGTTCACGCTGCCGCCGTTCCAGAAACGGGCCTATGCCTGATCTTATTTGCCCCTGCTCTTCGGCCCACCCCAAAGGCTTCCACTTCAAGACAAGATCGCAAAAGGCCTCGACCCATTCATCGCTCGCAGTCTGCTTGCGCCAAACGTCAAGCAGGTACATTTTGCCGTCAGGATCCAAGCCGACCACGGCATGAACGGTGTAGTCGCCGCCGTCCGCGGTGACGGCGTAATCGCTACCGCCGTAAACCCTGAGCGTCTTGCGATCGGGCGGCAGATCGTAAGGCCGTAGCCATTCATTCTTGAAAAACACGCCCTCGTCCGGCGTCGGGTTTTGCAGATACATGGCCGACCAAAAGCGCGGCTGTGAATTGGTACGGATCCGTTCCAATGTCTCGAGCGGATAAGCGTCCGGCCACAATGCCGTGCCGTCAGCCTTAATCGCCGGTAACTCGACAACCTCCCACTTGTCGCCGCCCGCGTTAGCTTGCGCCAACAATCTCCCGCACAGATCATCCTCGTGCATGCGGTGATTGATGATCACAATCCGCCCGCCTGGCATCAGGCGGTTATAAGCCGTGCCGGTGTACCAGTCCCAGACGTTCTTGCGCGCTAATTCCGACATGGCGTCGGCCATGGTGGCATACGGATCATCGATCAGGATGACGTCGCCGCCGCGGCCCAAGATCGCGCCGCCAATACCAAGCGCGTAATAAACCCCGCCAGCGTTGGTATGCCACTTGCCTTTGGCTTGCGAATCTTCCGCTAACGCCGTCGTCTCAAAGATGGCGCGGTATTCCAAAGAGTTGATCGTGTTTCTGACGTTGCGGCCAAAGTCGGTCGCCAAACTTTCGGTCGCGCTCACGGAAATAAATTGCGATTCCGGCGAGCGGCCCAGATACCAAGCGGGAAACCTATGCGACGCCAGCTCGCTCTTTCCGTGGCGTGGCGGCACTAGCAACATCAGACGGTCGATCTCGCCGTTCGCCACTCTCTCGAGCTGGCCCGCGATCGTGCGATGATGCTCCGCCGTTCGATAGCGCGGGAAGGTTGCTTCCGTGAACGGGATCAGGTTCGATTGTGCGTCCGTCCGCCTCAATAACTCGCTGGCGGCTTGCGGCAGCGTCACGGATGAAGGCGACCAGCTCATCGCGCGTCCAATCTGTTGCTTCACGCTTCATGTGCGTTACGGTTGTCGATTGCGCGGGCTTGCCATCAAGACGATCGGCCACCGCTGTAATTGCCGGTAGCGCGTCAAACGAAGCGCGTTGCGCCAGGTCGAGCAGGTTGGCGGCGATCTTACGCAGCGCCTTGTGATTGCCGCCCGCGGCAGCGATCTCCATCCGTAGCGCGTCCTGAAACGGTTTTTCCGTCAAACGACCGAGCGGGTTGCCGGACTGGCCTTTCACGTAGGGCATAGGAAGTGTCCTAAGAGTTTACGGGGTTGGCAGATTTTTGGAGTGGGCGACCCTTAGGCGGTATCCGAAAAGGTTTTCGGGTGGTTGGCGGGGTGAGTGTAAGGTTCCATCCCCACGGCCACGGAGTCCCATAAAAAAGGGGACATACCCCACCCCCTCGAAAAATCTCGGCAAGCTATAGTGACCATCCACGCGCGCGAAAATAATCCTATAGGACTATCATCCTCGCATGCTCGCACACGCGCACACGCGCACACGTCGCGCGCGCGTCCTACTATTACAGGATCATGGAACGCATACACGCTAGCGTGCTCCCATGCGCGCGGACGATCGCCACACACTCGCGCCATACCTCGCGACGATCGCGCCGCGCGTGCTAGTACGCGCGTGCTAGTACGCGCGTGCCGATCGTCGCGGGCGTTTGTGTATGCGAGCACGGGTCACGCCAGCGCGCGGGCGCGCGACGCGTCTCTCGCAATCATTGGCACGGGTATTGCTAGCGCGGGCATCGCTCGCGTTCTAGCATCGCCGGATTATAAACCTAGCGCGGGTTTTATGGGGCGGGCGTTGCTGGCAGTAGTACTAACCTGAAACAATACAAAAGAAAAATCCGGCTAACTTTGCCGGATCTCCCTAACCTGCCTAAATGACGTATGAGTCGCGGGCGATTGTCAATTACACCTAGTCGGCGCGTTGAAAAGAGTAAATCTTTCCGCCCAATCTCTGAAACGGTGCCTTAGCACTATACGCTTGCACGTCAGCCGAAAAAACACCCTTACGACGCGTTGCTTTCTTAAAGGCAATTTCCGCGTCGCTCATGTTGGTAAAGTCGCTACAATCCTCTTGCCCATTTTCATCTAAAGTCAGTCGGTAAATTTGGTAAATCATTACTCGCTCCCGTTGTTGATAATCAATACATACGCCCACCGGGCGCATATGTCAAGCGGGCGCATAACATTATTTTCAACTATTCGACATGACACCAAAGCAGGAACAACGCCATTGCGGGACAAAAGATAAAAGGCACAATATCGACGATCGTCATTGCGTGTTGCCTTTATTCAAAATCGCCACAATTGAATTGATCGCGTAACCGGCCTCATAAAGCCTGATCGTCTCCAAAACTTTTAACGCCGATTCCGCCTCTTCTTTTGTTTTGAAAGGTTGGCTCAATTCTTCTTCGGCATCATCAGAAACAACAATCCAGCTTAACGCGTGATCGCGATATATCTCCGGGTCGTTTGCAAGTTGATAAAGCTTCATGGTGTCACCCTCCCAATTCTTCTAACGCGTCAAGCAAATTACCGCGAATAGTGTCAATTTCCGGCTGTTCTTCATATACCTTTTCGGTATTATCAATCAGCCATTCCGCTAGCATTTCCGTTGCTAGTAAAACCGCCGCTTCAAGCGCGCGCAATTTCTTCTCGTTCGCTTTGCTCATAGCGTCACTCGTTGCGCCAGCCGCTCCGATATTTGCCCATCGCGCGCGAGTCTGTCGACAAACTCAACAAACGCCATACGCGTATTTGGCGGCAATTCATTTTGCGACATGCCGTAAAATACTCGCGGCTTACCGTCATAGTTCAACAATTGCCAAAACGCTTTCCGCACGTCTCTTTGTGATGTGATCATGCCACGACTCCCGCATGTGGAACGGTACAGCCGATCGCGCCCTCGAGTGTGCGCCAGCGCTTCGCATTAAGCTCGCCATATTGCGAATTTTGCTCGTAATATGCCGCCTCAACACCGCACAATTCAGACAACGCAATTAAAACCTGATCGATTCCGTGTAACCGATACAAGTCTTGTAACCCGTGAATTTCGTCTCTTTCCAGCGTGCTATCAGTCATTGCCCTAACTCCCGTTTTCGATTTAAAACATATACGCCCGACAGACGTATATGTCAAGCGGGCGCATAATGTTTTTTACGATTATTTTTAAGCGACTTTTGAATGATCGTTCACGCCCCAAGGCGCGTCGTCAAATCCCGGCAAAGACCGAATAGCCTTGCGTCGAATAGCTGCAATAATCGCATGCGCGATCGACTTATCGTAATCGTTAGTC